CTCCGCCTTAATTAAAGGACCCTGGAAAAGCTTTCCAGTACCCCATGCATTAGCACAATTTCTTCTCCCCCTGGGGTGAAGGAGGGGAAAAACTACGTTTCATGGCCGGGGCGATTACTCCCGGGGCCATCTACTGAGGCCGTTTCCCAAAGGCACTGAGTGCCTGACTTTCTGAGTGCTTTCACGGGCACCATCCGATCATCAGTTTTCTTCGTCTGAAATCGTCGTTTGGTGTTGTTGATAGTGAGCATCCGAAGACGGTCACTTGAAGCCCTTCTGTTTCATCGAGCCTTTTGTTTGTTTGTTTGGTTTCGCTGCAGGCTTCTTCTTCTTTTTCCTGTGAGAATTAACAAGTGCCTGTGCGGCGGAATGGGCCAATTGCAACATGTTCCCACCAGGTATTAATGGTGCTGCAAATTTTAGCCCCTTTCCCACAGCCTGTAAAATTCTCTGATGGGTGTTGTTTTCGTAGAAGAGGCCAGCCCGCATCACGGCAAGCATTGCAGCGTGGTACGTCTCAATTGGCATGCGCGAGTAATCTAACTGATACAATGTGGAAATCGTGCGGAACTCCCAATGTGTGTCCAAAGTCAGCGCTAACTGTGAATCGTCCGTCATATCCAGATCCGTCAAAATAATTGCGTTCATATATCGAGGATGCAGGTTCATCACGGGACGTTCAACCAAGCGCGCAGGACTAAAAAGTGGCCCGGTGGCAGTCCCAGTTCCGATGGAATGATCATTTACATAAACAGACTCGTATGGAGTGGTGAATGCGAGACTCTCTTGATCAGGAGCCGTAAAAGTGTACGCGCCCTTCTCAAGCGCCCCAAAATAACGAGTCTCTGGGTTCGAGGTGGACACAGTGGGTACATCCGCATCCATGAAAGTGCGGCCTGAGTCTGGACTGAAAATAACTCTGGATGCTTCCACAGTGCCTTCCTTATTAAGAACCTTTGTTACGTTGGTCAGTAACAAGGCGCTTGCGTTCAACCGAGTGGATTGAAACGGTGCTACAGAGTTGTAATACTCTGGATTAACCGATTTGGGTGGATAAGAAAGACAACGGAAGGATTTGTACCACGTCGGACCACTAGATGGGATAGGTCCTTTCTCGGCCAACAATATTGTTGGAAATACACTTATGGTTGCAAGGTCAGTTAGAACACCATTGGCCCCCTTATGTTTGACCGGACCGGTGTAAGTCAGGGCTTTAATCCTAATCAAAGCCGTGTTCGGGTCAATTGAATAAAAACCATTGTTAACTCCTGGTTTCCCATTGGCCTTGGTGTAATCCATGTCCAAAACCGCAGTTCTGGTAACCCCTGAGGAATCAATAGTTTCAATTGTCATGGTGTAATCCAATATCAATGATCCACCGGGAATGTCAACCACTGGTTCACCAATTCGAGAAGTCACAACGGGAAGAGAATGCGCTACAAAAGGGTCATTTCGAAAAAGTGACATTCCCAACTCCCCAAGAAATCCGGACGCTTTTCCATAAGCGTCAAGAGCCTTAGGGACAACGAACCATTGTTTTGAGTCGTAATCGCCGCTGGGGAGGCGATTATAATACTCCCAAGGGTACATCTTGGAGAAAGGCACTGTAGCCGTTGTGTCGTATACAGCAGTTCCAGCATTAATATCCACTGCCTCAGCTCTTGCCAAAACCGAGCCAGTGTATACTCCTGTGTTGCCGCTGACTACACGTTGCAAAGTATGAACAGTGTCAAGTAAAAGTGGAGCGGCAGGGTCTCGTGTTACGAGGAAGCGTTTCCGTCCGATCACGTTTTGATTGGACGAGTCGGCTGCATCTTTGAGACTCTGCGTGTTTTGGTATCGGTAACGAAAGAGGGCAGTTTTGTCAATTGAGGGGTACGTCGGTAAACGAACAGGCGCTCGCTCGTTGGGCAGACAAATTGTCTGCGCAACCTCATCGAGAGACTTCAATCCGGTATGCGACATTGTTTGTTAGACTGGTGTTAAAAATAAGAAACCCAGAAAGTCAATTATCAAGCCCCACGCCTTTAATAACACTAGCAATCATCGGTAACACACATAAACCGAAGTGCAAGGTCATCAATGACGTAGGGCAGGCAGGGGACGTCCTGAATCGCAGCAATCGTTTGGTAAAAATCTTCTACCAACGGTGTGCAAATAGGCTCATCCCCCCCATACAATGTGGGGGTGGAATATGACTTGACTAAAGCATGAATCGTTTCACGATCGTAAGTCAAGTTCTTTACTTCCTCCCTCACTGTCCAATTGGTCCAAGGCTTGTTCTCATCAATGGCCACGGGCGTGCGTCGTGCACCTTCCCGCAACTTGAGAGTCTGCCTCGCCAGATCAGACAGTACTGGTACGTACGGCTGTGTGCGCACAACGGAGTCAGCTACTCCGGTGGCCCACGCAGCGGCATCACCCTTGGACGGGTCAAGCATCCAACCTAGCTTGAATGCTGCCCGTCCGACTGTGCGCCCCCACAACCATCTACGTCCCGTGGGGGTAGGGACATTGTAGGGGCGCATCCCAAGGTAAACCGCACTGCCGAGGAAGCTAGTGCAATCAAGCTTGGTGACCAAGCCGAAACGCGCGATGTTCACTTGTATATCGCGCATTATCCGAGCTCGGTCAACCCAAAGATGTTTAGGCAAGAAACCCAAGGTATCGTCCCCGCAAATGCTGATTCGGACACGTGACTCCGCGAATCGCAAATGCTCCTTTTGCAGGGATTCAAGCTCCACGCCTGCCACAGCCGCTGCAACAGACAAGCCCATTACTAACCCGTTCAACAGGGCGTTCATCAAGCTTGTGTCATCGCGGCCAGATGCCAGCATGATTGCAGCCTTGTAGGACAACTCACCCATTCTGCCTTTAGGCGCACGCCACGCGTTGATCAAACGTGCAAACTCCGGGTCCGTCCTCATCTCCGAGTAAAAACTCTCAACGAGATCCATGCTCTCCGCGGAGTGTGTGCAGTCAAACATAGAGTAGTCACACCAAAAGGCGAAAACTTCTCCATCTTCACAACCCGTGATACTGGAGTCAAGCCAACCCTGCAACTTCTCTGGTGTGGTGGCACCATAGAAGAGCCAGTTGTCTGGGCCCCAATGCCGTTTTAGGCGTTCCAACTTTGGTTTAATCACGGGACCGGCGACAATATGCGCCTTGTCCTTCGGTGCCATGATCATGCGGGCAATGGACTCCTCCAATGGTCTTGCGTCGCCCCAACCAAACTTCTTATACCCTGCAAGAAGTTCTTGTTTTACAAACGCTGAAAAAGTTAAGTCCTTGTCCCGTAACCCCCCACTATCCTTGTACTCCTTATGTGCCCGTTCCAACGCTCTTCGGCGTCGTGAGGGCATTGTGGTGAGCCAAAAATCAATAGAAAACCTTTCCCCATCAAGGGCATCGTTGGGAAGCAAGCATTGTTTCATTTTTGCCATTACTTCCCACGCGGCAGAGGAAGAGTCGGGCTTCTGTAGGTACGCACGTCCAATCAACGCCTGCATCCTAGCATAGAAACCCTTCCTTGTTACCATTGGGTAACAACCCGAGACACCAATTCCCGCGAGCACACACTCTCGCTTTGGGCGTTCTAAGGTAATGTCGATCTTCGACAAATCCTCCTTCTCCACAGAGTGCATCTTGCTCGTTCCATCCCCGGTGTGTCTCAGCCAAGGCACATCGCTCTTGTGTACCTTAATTGCATCTTTCGGGATATGGACCTTTGCCCACTTCTCTTTCTTTGGAGGGAGGGTGGAGGAATTCAAGTGGACACAACCGGGGTGCCCCTTTGCCACTGTCAAGTTCTGCTGAATCTGCAGGCCCATTGTTGATATGGCGCCACAAGATTTTAGCTTCCGCTGGCAGTTTCTACACTGCCGGTGTTTCCACTTATATTTGCCTCTTGGAGGTGACTCCCCGCATGATGCACATGTTTTTGGTGTGCTCATCTTGGGTGCACAATATCCTCTCTTTCCATGTTCCCTCTCTAGCATGGCCTTCTCATATTTCAGAGCTTTCAAGACCTCGTTCGGATCGGAATTGGAATTATCGGCATTCTCAATAAAGAGGGTGTGGTATGGTCCGCGCAAATCCTCAGGCGCATGGTGGGCGTGCATCCCCCATCGCGCCCGAGAAGCACCTTTCACCCCCTTCAATGATCTCGTTCGGAGCCCCCGATCCGGTAAATTCGTAACGTGCTTTATCGTGGCCTGCGGCTGGGCAATCAATCCAATCTCCGTGGCCCAGGCGCCCACCTCGCTTATTGCCCCGCTAATAAACTTGGGGCATGAGAAAAACCCTTTTCTCGCCCTTAGAGTGATAGCCTTACATAAGTGGTAATAATCACACGGCCCTTTATTCCCGACAAACTTCAGGGTATAGGCCGTGTTTTCAAACTGCATTGTGGCTATCCAAGCAGGGTTGTACTGACCGTTGGTCAAAAAACGCCCATCCAGCGCGTCTGGCTCCACTCCTGCCGTGACATAGTAATAACTACGCCGCGTGAAGTTGAACTTTGACAATACCTCTGGATGTAGTTCAGTCAACCCTACACCCCCCTCGTGACTCGCATCATCATGCTCAACGCACCCCTCAGAGACAAGCCCCGCGCATGCGTATGCGCGGACTGGTTCGTGGCTCAAAATGGGCGTCGCGCTATGGGTCTTAATAAACTCGACCTTATGGTGCAAGTCACGAAGGACCCTACGGGGAACCGGAATCGGTTTTGGTTCCTGGACCGGCTGCGGGGGAAATAGAATTTCCTCATCCGACTCTGGTGATACGTCGGGTTCATCTCCCCCGCTTCCGGTACACACACCAAGTGTGTGCTTTTCAGGCTGATCCATCCCCTGCGCTTGTGCTATCGCTTCCTCAAAAAGGACGTCTAGCTCTTGCAGGTGATGAGGCTCTGCCTTCCCGCTGTTGCCCGGTGTGCCGGTCTTACTTGTATTAGGGGTCACAACGTGTTCCACCTTACTAGCTACCGGCACTTTCTCCCCAGGCACCCGAGCTGAATCAGCGGCCACCAAATCCGCGTAATTAGCCCTCTGTTTCCCTTTTGCGATCTCCCGCTTCATTGCGGCTTC